CACTGTCAACTACAATGCCCTGTTCGATAACTCCTCCTACAACAACGGCACTGTCAACTACAACGCCCTGTTCGATAACGCCTCCTACAACTACGGATCAGTCAACTACAATGCCCTGTTCTATAACTCCTCCTATAACGCAGGCACTGTCTACAACAATGCCCTGTTCGATAACTACACCCACAACGCAGGAACGGTTTTAGGCAATTCGTTTTTCGACTTCAGTTCCTATAATAACAGCGACGCGACTGTTCTTGGTGATGCAGGATTCTGGCGGGAGTCCTACAATGCGGGTACGGTTTCCGGAACAATCGTCATGCCTCGTCCTGTCGGGATCTGGGATGGGACAAACGCCTATGCTTCCGGTATCCTAGATGGAAGTGGGGCTTATGCTGACATCACGAACGCCTACTACACGATCACCGGCGGTGAAGTCAAAGCTTCGACAATAGGTAACTTCGCAGGCACCGAGAATCTCCTGCCAGAATACCTGAAGGCGGGTGCAGTGGTTGATGATGTGATTGGGACTTTGTCTGGATCTTCAAAGCCGGGGTTCGGTGGCGGGGCATTCAGCCAGTAAAAGGACACTATGAAAAAATCAGTTTTGTTTATGCTTGTCTGTCTCTGCTCATCCGAGACTCACGGCGACAATTCGCCTGTCACGATCAAGGAACCGCCACTACCAGAGGTGAAGGAATGATCTTAATAGGCTGCTACGAAGGCACGAGCCTGATCTCCCGCATAATCCGATGGGAGACGCGATCCGAGATCTCGCACATATCCGTGCTGCAAATCCCGGACGAGGCTTGGGACGATCAGCGCCAGACAATCATTTGGGGAGTCATGCAGCCAGCCCTAAGCACATGCTCTCTTTGGGAAGCATGGGGACGCGATGGAATTGTCAAGCGGACGGGGGTCCACAATGGCCACACGCCGGGAACGCACATCCGGCTGATGCGTTTGAAGGATGCGTACAACAAGCAACTCAATGAGGCTGCGGTTGTGGCGTTTCTTAACAGCAAGGTGGGGCTGAAGTACGACTGGTTTGGGATTGTGCGGTTTGCTCTGCGAATGAACTGCGATCAGCCTGGGCGCTGGTTTTGTTCGGAGCTTACACACGCGGCGTTAAAAGCGGGAGGGGTACTCCTTCAGGACAGGGTGACTGCTTATTGGGTGGCCCCCGGCGATATTTATAGAAGCCCGAGTCTTGAGAATTTTCTGATTACCGAAACGAAAGCCAAGTCGAGCGAGAAGGGGGTTGCATGAGCGCCGGTTTCAAATTCGACAAACTGAAGACGTCAATCGCGTGGTCAATCAAGCAACTTGAGACTCCGCGGAAGAACCGGTTGAACGCGATCCGACAGTACGTCGGGAAACATTATTCGGACTCCGGGTCCGAGTTTCGTAACCCGACCAACTTCATCGAGCTTGCGATGACAATCTATACCCGCCAGCTTGCGGCCAGGGCACCCAAGGCAATGGTTGCTGCTAGACAACAGGCGTTGCGGCCCTACGCGAAGAACATGGAGCTGGCTATCAATCAGATCCCGGCCGAAATCAATCTCTCCTCGACTCTTCAGCGGGCGGTGGCCGAAGCCATGGTGGGTTATGCGGTCGTCAAGGTTGGTATCTCTCCGAGCGGCAGCATGGTGCTCGGTGCCGATCCGGGCAAGCTGTTCGCCGACCTAATCAGCGCCGATGATCACTTTTTTGATATGTCTGCCAAGAGTCGCGAGAAGATGCAGTACGAGGGGAACGATTACTGGCTTCCGATCGATGAGGCCAGGGCGCTTTGCATGAATGCCGATCCAAAGAAGCTGGAGGCGGATCCTCACACAGTCATTGGCGCGAATGGAGCGGACAAGGCCGAAGGAATCACGCAAAACGAAGGCGGCGACGTTTACTGCGAACAGGTTCAGTTGCGTGATGTGTGGCTGCCAGGAACGCGCCAGATGTTGACGTATGCGATTACCAGCGGCGAGCAGATTCGCATTATTGATTGGGACGGACCGGAATGCGGCCCGTATCATACTCTCGGATTTTCTGACGTTCCCGGCAATGCGCTCTTCCTTCCCCCGGTGGCGTTGTGGATCGACCTTCACGAACTCGGCAACACGCTCTTTCGCAAGTTGGGGCGGCAGGCTGAATCCAAGAAGACCGTCGCGGCGTTCCAGGGTGGCAATGATGAGGATGTCAACGCGCTCAAGGCGGCAACGGATGGCGAGGGCATTCGGTACAACGGCAGCAAGCCGGAAGCCATCACCGTTGGCGGTATCGACGCCCCCACCCTGGCCTTCTACATCCAAATCAAGGACCTGTTTACCTACTTCGCCGGCAACCTCGACGCGCTGGGGGGCCTTGGTGCGCTATCCGATACAGTCGGTCAAGACAAGATGATGTCGGAAGCGGCCTCGACGCGCCTCAACCAGATGGCGGAGCGGACTGTTGACTTCGCGAAAGGCATTTTCAAGTCGCTGGCGTGGTACGAATGGACCAATCCGGTATCAGAGCGGTTGATCCAAAAGGAAGTCAAGGGCGCGAATATCGTTCTCGAGCGCAAGTGGTCACGCGAGACCATGAAGGGCGATTTTATCGACTACAATTTCGAGATCGACGTCTACTCCATGCAGGACGATTCCCCGTCAACGAAGATGCAGAAGCTCGGGACCGCCATCGAGCGTTTCATCTTCCCGATGCTCGAGCCGATGATGCAGCAGGGGGCAAGAATCAATTTCAAGGGCCTGGTGGACACGATTGCGCATCTCGGAAACATCCCCGAACTGGCCGACTTGATCGAGTTTGCGGAGCCGGTTGAGGCGGACGCTCCCAAGGGCGACCCGAAGGCGCGTCACGAAAAGACGCTGCCGAACAACACGCATCGGACATACGAGCGGATCAATCGCCCCGGAGCAACCCGTCACGGCAAGGATGATGTGATGACTAGGCTTCTGATGGGCGGCGGAGCCCAGGGATCGGAAATTGCGGCAATCGGGAGGGTTGCGTGATGCCAATGTACTGTTACAAAGACGACCGCGGCGAGATTTACGAGGAATGCTTTCCGATGGGTGGCGCCCCGAAGTCGATGCGCGTCAACGGTCGGCATGCAAAACGCTGCTACGAGGCCGAATCCAAGAGCGTACCCGCCACTAAGGGGTGGCCGATGACTTGCGTTGCTTCTGGCGTCCATGCCTCGCAGGCGGGGGAGCTGCGGGAGCTGCTGGCAAGCAAGGGAGTGCCGACGCAGGTAACGAAAGACGGAGACCCGATTTATCGCGATGCCCAGCATCGCCGGAAGGCGCTGAAGGCCCGCGGGTTGGTTGACAGGAAAAGTTACATCTAAAAAGGAAATGACGCATGAAGACAGTAATCGTAACACCAGAACCGACCGAGATGGAGACTCTTTCCAAGGAAATTGACTCCGCGATTGATGGTGTCGTTGAGGCTAATAAAGCCGAAAAAGCGAAAGCCGAAAAGGTCAAAACGGAAGACGTCGTTGAAGACGAGCCGAAAGAAGATTTACCGGAAGGCGAAGCCCTGCCCCCCGAGAAGGAGGAGAAATCCCCCGAAGGCAAAACGAAGGTTGACGAGAATGCGCAGTCCGTCACCATCACAGACTCCCATATCGAAAGAGCGGTCAAGGCCGGGATTTCGATGGCGGACGCGAAAGCGTTCACATCGCCCGAAGCTCTCGAACGTGTCTGCGGCATGCTGGAGGGCAAACCCGAACGTGAGAGTAAATCCGCGGACGGCAAGGACGAGAACGAAACGGATGAGGTAGTCGCGCTACTGGATGGTATTCCAGACCTGGACCCCGAAGCCTACGACGATAACATCGTTGCTGGATTCAAGGCCATGAAGAGCGTGATCAGGCGGCTATCGGACGACAACAAGGAGCTACGCCAAAGCGGTAGCCGTCAGGAAGTGGATTGGTTGGACTCGCAGATTCAGGGCCTCGGCGAAGATTATGCCGATGTCGTCGGATCGGGGGCTAAAGGATCACTTCAGGCCGGTAGCCCGGAGGCGGTAAAGCGAGCTGAAATTGAACGCAAGTTCAAGGTTCTCGAAGCAGGCTATAAAGCCGCTGGCGAGGATGCGTCTCGCGATTCCGTGTTCAAGGAGGCCGTTTCGCTGACGCTTGGTGAGTCCGTGGCGAAAGTTAAGACCGCCAAGAAGGAGGAGGCGCTGAAGTCCCGAGAGAAGCTGATAATCGCTCGGGCTGATGGTTCCAGAGCAACTCCCAAAAGGGATGCCCTGGATGAAACTGCGGATGAAATCGACCGAAAGCATTTCGGCAAAAAGTAAGAAAGAGAAGGTGTTATTATGGGTTTGGCACACAGTGAAATTGATGATCTCGTTCTGACGACACAGAACAATCTGATCAAGCGCGGCGCGTTCGTGGACATGCAGACGGACCTGACCGATCACGTCGGCGTTCGCGAGATATGGAAGTCCCGCCAGAAGAAGTTTTCGGGCGGCGTCAACTGGGAATTCCAGTTGATGATGGACCACAACCACTCCGCCCGGACCGTTGGTATGTTCGAGACGGATGGAAGTGCGTTGACTGACACGATGAAGAAGGGCGAAGTGTCCGTGCGGCACCTGAACGCCAACTACATCTACGATCAGCGCGAGAAGGATTTCCAGCGTGGCGGTCACGCCATCGTGGACCTGATCAAGACCCGGTACATCGGGATGATGATCTCCTGGTTCGAGCTCCTGGAAGAGATTCTCTGGAGCAAGCCCGAGAATTCCGCGGACACGAAGACCCCGTATGGCATTGCCTACTGGATCGTCAAGAACGCGACCGAAGGCTTCAACGGCGGCAATCCGGCCGGGTTTACCGATGGTCGCGCCGGTATCTCCTCGACGGAGTACGCGCGCTTCAAGAACTACACGGCGCAGTATGCCGCAATCAGCAAGGAAGATTTGATTCGCAAGATGCGCCGTGCGAGCCGGGTCACCAACTTCCGCTCGCCGGTGTCTCACGCGACGCCGGAAGTCGGCAAGATGAGCAACGGCATTTACGCCGGTGACACCGTGATCGGTCTCATGGAGGAGATCCTTGAGAAGCAGAACATGAGCCTCGGGAATGACGTGGCCTCTAAGGACGGCAAGACGCTGTTCAAGGGAACCCCGCTGACCTACGCTCCGAAGCTGGATGCGGACACAACCGATCCGATCTACATGATCGACTGGAAGTGTCTCGTCTGCGGCGTCATGGAAGGATGGGAGAACAACCTGTCCAAACCCGAGCCGGTGCCTGGGAAGCATCTGGTGCGTCGTGTCGATCTCGATGCGTCGCTCAACCTGGTCTGCACCGATCCCCGGCGTATGTCGGTGTTCAGCAAGGCCGTGTAATCAACGCCGCCAAAGGCGCTGGTGCCTGCGGCGGCTTAATTCGAGAAACAAAAGAAAGTAGAGGTTCACAATGGATGCAAGTCTGAATGGGCACATCTCTGGAATGCAGCGCGTAGTCGGTGCTGTGTGGTACAACGGGACGGACGCAATCAAGCAGGGCGAAGCGGTCTGCTACGACATCGCGAACGGAACGGCGACGGCGGTAAGCGGCCGGCGTCACAATCAGGTCGTTCGCCCCACGGCAGCGACCGCCAATGCGTTCGCGGGCGTCTCCGAGCGCAGCTATCCGGCGCAGGCCAATGGTCAGTTCATCGAGATCAACATGCCCGGCTCCAAGGGCGTGATGGTCGCGCTGGGCGCGGATACGGTTATCAACACAGGGATCCTGACGTTCCAGGCCGGTGGCGGGACCGGGGCGGGCCGTTTCGTCAAGGCGGGCTACGTCGGGCGCGGCTCGATCATTCCTCGCCAGACGGTAACGGCGGTGCTGGAAGCCAGCATGACCGGCGCATGGTCGCTGGCGACGGACGGCAAAACGCTGACCGTGGTTGCGACGGCCGGTTTGGCGGCGGGTGATACCGTTGTCCTGCTGGGCGGCGAAATCGAGGACGGCGGAGCGTCGGTCGTTCCGGGCAAGTACACGATCTCGTCCGTTACGAACGGCACCGTCATGGTGCTGACCGCTTCGGCG